TTTTCTTTCAATATAAAAGCCTCCTAATAATCCTCTTCTATACTCTGCATTGATCGCTGCGGATAGTTGACCTTCGTCAATAGCAAGATCTCTTAGCCTAGCCATTTCTCTAGCGTGTTTCATGAAATCTATTTTTGCTGATTGAGCATAATCTTTAGTAAGACTATCAATAAATTCTACAACCTTAGGAAACATCTTGGGGTTTTGTAAATTACTAGCTATTTGGCAAGCTGATTTTTCTGAATAACCTGCAATCTTAGCACATTCTGTTGGTGTAGCTCTACCATTCTCTTTGACTAATATTTGGGCAAACGCTCTTTGCCTTCGAGTTAAGCCGTCTTCTTCGATAATATCGCCTATAGTTTTAGCCATTACACTCACAATCCTCCTCTAAATCTAATCCACAAACAGGGCATAAGTCAATAAAATCAATCATTTTTATTTATCCTAAAGTAATGAAGTAATGGCAAAGTATTGCAAAGGTAATGCCTTAAAGTATTGATATATATAGTATATATATACATCATTACTTGATTACGTCTAAAAAAGGAAATAGAAATTTTCTTATATATATAATTGTTATAAATATATCTATATAGATTATTTGTCATAAAGAGGTTTGTTAGGTCTTCTCATTTTATCTATTGTATCACTGATAAATATACTTGCTGATGTTGCTTCTTCAGGGCTATCAAATTCTAAATAATCACCCTTTTCAATTGCATAATCCATAGCAGTATCTCCTAAATCGACTAATTTGCCTTTTATAAGTCTAATTGTAGGATATAAAATTTCCTTACCTTTATATTGATTTGAAGTTGTAAAAACTGATTTATTATTAATTGTAGGAGTATTTGGATCTAAGGCTCTTTTAACCCAATCAGGTTTTAATATGGCTTCGATATCCATAATTCATTTTACTTTCCTTTAAAAGCTTTTCCATAGCCTCTCATAGCTAGTCTTCCTGCTACACGGGGCTTAGAACTGGTTTTTGAGGTACTTTTACCTATAGAGCCACCCCTGTTCATCTTTTTGACCATACCGCCGTCTTTACCTGTAGCGGGAGCCGAGTCGCCAGATTGTTTCTTCTTTAATAAATCATCTAAAATTTCTCTGAATTTTTTTCTTTCTTCATCGGACATATCCTTTTTATCTTTACCAATAATATTTTCCGCCTGGTCGATCATTTCACTATCAAATTTTAAACCAAAACCAAAATCGAATATATCGTCTATGAAACCTGCTGTTTTCTTCTCTTCTGCCATTACTTTTTACCCTTCATAGCTCTACCATAACCCCTAAGAGCTAATTTACCTGCTACTTTTGACTTATTTTTAGTAACCATACCACCGTCTTTTCTAAATTCTGGTCTTGATAATACCTTATCTGTAGCACGATCATTCAAGAAATCTCTAATTTCCCCTGCTTTTACTTTTGAGCCAAAAACTTTATCCTCATCTGCATAAGCTAATAATTTCATTAATTCTTTTTCACTCAAGTTGTAAGGATATCTATCATAGCGACCTGCATTTTTCATTGCATCACTGTATTTTGTACGCTGTTTTTTGTATTTATCGTAATCTTCTATTATTGCAGCTTTATCTTTTTCCTTCTTAGATTGTTCTTTAGATTCTTGTTGAACTGCCATTAGACTTTCCTTACTGTTTTCTTGGCTCTTGCGAATGCTTTAGCCGTTGGGGCACCTTTACTACCTTTTTTACGCATTTTTTCTCCACGCTTACGTTTAGCATGAATGTTAGCGTAAAGACCGGGACCTGCCATTATTTCTTCTTTTTCTTTTTACGTAGCATTTTGAAGTCAGCACCTGTTATCTTGCCATCCTTGTTTTTATCAAGTTTCTTCTGGCCTCCAACAAGTCCACCTGCCTTCATGCATACACCGAAATCATTTCTCATAAGGGTATTTTTATCATTAATGCAAGGTTTTTTCTAGCTTTAAATTTTCACGAATTTCGACACAATCACACGGAAGTACGATTGCCTGTTCTGCCCACACAAATACAGTAAAACCTTCTCCAAAACATAATTCGCAAAGGGGATTAGGACTTACTTTTAATTTTTTGCGTTGTCGTTTGCGATATACTTTTTTCCTGTCTTTAGCCATGCGTCTTTACCTAAAGCAATACACTGTTTGATAATTGTTTTTACTGGTAATCCTGTTGCCTCTCTAATTTCAGCAATCACTGCGTAATCTTCAAGATCAGTTGCTAGTGATTTGTACTTAGTAACATCAGTCATAATGTTATTTCCTTTCTATTAAAATTCTCAATCGTAGTTCTGTTACAAAACAATGTAGGGTAATACCCTTGGTCAGATAATTTATCTACAATAAATTTACCTTCTACATAACATTGTTTCATTGTTTCGAATGGCACGTCATAGACGTGTGTTTTACATAATTCATCATGTGCAAGAAACTCATTTGCTACACAAATCGTCATTATTAAAACATAAACCATTACTTGCCCGCTTCACCCCAAGTCTTTCCTTTTCTCTCGTTGACAACACTAGGTACTTTCAACTTTTCAACACAATTTTCCATAATTTCCTTGACTTTATCAACTTGTTGGGAGTTTTCAAGGCTTATGTCTAGTTCATCATGTATCTGTATCTCAGGGATAAATCCTTCTTTAAATAAATCTAACATAGCTTTCTTTGTTTGATCGGCTGCACTTCCTTGGATAAGTCTGTTTAATGCCTTGAAAGTAAAGGCTCTTCTGATATCTCCACCATACTCTACCTCAGCCCTGTCCCTGGGCAATGGTGTAGAGATACCCCAACGATTAGGTTCCCATAAAGTAAAGCGACACTTTCTCCCTAATAAAGTTCTAATATGACCATGTTTACTGGCAGTCCTACTAGCTATCTCTTGTAGTTCCTTGATGAATGGCACGGTCTTGTGGTATTTATTTAAAATTAATTCTGCATCGTGAACCTCGAGGCCCAACTCTGTAGCCATTTTACCTTTACCCATACCATACATAATCCCTAAGTTAATACTCTTAGCCTCGTCACGAGATATATTAGCCATGTCCGCAACCATTTGGTGAAAGTCTACATCTTCTCCAGAGTCATACTGTTTCATTACCTTAGCACTACCAGACAAACCACCTTTAGAACTCAAAGCATAGTGAACCAAGATCCGTGGTTCTTGTTGCGAGTAATCAAACACATGCCAATTTTTACCTTCCTCAGGTATAAAAATATTTTTAATCATATCAGCGATATATTTATTTCGAGCAGGCATTTGTTGTAAGTTCGGATTACTATAACTCATGCGACCCGATACAGTGCCACCTCGATCAGATCTTAATTGATTAATTTCAGCATGAATTTTACCTTTGTGTACATGCTTCTTAATTGTTTCTATAAATGTAGTTCGGGCTTTATTAATCTCACGACACTTCACAACCAATTGGGGTAGCTCGTGTGTATGAGTCGATAAAAAATTTTTAGCAAAGCTTGGTGCATTACTTTTAGCAGTACGATTATAAGGTATCGACAAAGAGTCAAAAGCTTTCGCTACAGATGATGCAGCCCAAATCTCAACATCTACTCCAGAGAGATGTTTGATCTGCTTTAACATTTTTTTCTCTTCACTCAAGAGCCGTGTTTCGAGCTTCTCTAAATTTGTTTCATCAACGCAAACACCCTTCTTCTTCATAGCATAAGTCATAGGAATTAAATCTGTTTCTAACTCCAGGATATGTCCACACTCTTCTTTTTCTATTTCATGTTTCAATCGTTCATAAAGTTTTAAAGTTAAGACTGTATCTTGTTCTGCGTAAGTTCCTACATACATCGGTGGCAACTTATACATTTCCGCTTTCGCATCGACACCAAATTCGGCTGCAGCTTCTTGTAATGAGGCTTCACTTTTCGTTTCACCACAGTAGTCATAACCTAGTGAATTAAGATTATACCAACGTCTGTTCTCATCAATCAAAGGAGCCATGATCATTGTATCGTGAACCCTGCCACCAATCGTAAAACCCTCTGCTTCTAACCAACCCATATCGTAAGAAGAATTATGAAACAGTTTCGGTGCATCAGAACCAATTATCTTTTGAAGCGGACCACGGATTATTTCTAAATCAAAATTACCACCACCTTCATGACGTATAGGGAAATAACCTTTCCAACCGTCTACGGCAATAGCAATCCCCGCAATAAATCCGTCTTCGCGACAATAGCCTGGGCCTAGTGTTTTAATATTAGGATCACAAGTTTCTACATCAATACAAATCATCGAAGCGTCAGCTAAGTTAGGCACTTGTTGGGGTGGCACCCACTCGGGAGGTGTACTAAATGTTTTGGGTTTATCGTCTTTATTCATCATCTTCTCTCACATTTTTGTTTTTATAGAATTCTTCGTTTAGATAACTTTGTATAATTTGTTCATCTCTTTTATCTTTATGACTTTTTACTCCGTCTTCAAATCCTTTTCGATAGATAGTATCAAAATGAATTCTTAAAGACTCATAGTTTGCTTTTTTTATGTGAGCAAAAAGTTTTTGTTTAGGCAATTCGTAAAGTTGTGTGGGTTTTTTTAATTTAGGCATTCCTATCTTTCTCCTCAAAGTAATTAGCAATATCCCAATATTCTCCGATGTACTCTGAAATTGCTTTACCAATATCATCGTGTAATACTTTTATATTTCCTATGTCAATCTCAACAGGGCTACCGCTATTGTCTTGTACTTTTTTGATTTCATCTTTAGTTAAACTAATTAATAATTTTCCGTCTTCATATAGTATTCTCATAACTTTATCTCCATTCCAAATGTCAATCCTAAGTTGCCATTAACCTCATAAGCAGGTGCAATAAACCATTCACCTTTTTTATATCTAATCATTGGTACAACATCATAAGCATAACCTGTGACTAAACCTATTTCCAAACCACTAAAGTCTTTACCTACATAATGAGAAATATTTTCTTCACTGTTATAATAAGTTCCAAACATAAAACTATCTAGTGAACATCGTGCGTGTGGATGTAAACTATTATAATCGTTTTGTAATCCTACATGCATACTCACTGCAAAAAACAAAGACAAACAACTCATTGAAATATTTCTGTAAACTCCCTAGAACTATTACTTCTGATAATGTGTAAAGATTTTTTGGCACGAGTAGCACCCACATAAAATACTCTTCTCTCACTATCACGGTTTCTTAAAAAACTATCATCAGCTTTACGAGAAAGATCTGTCATTAACATAACGTGATCCGCTTCTCCGCCTTTAGCACCATGTATGGTAGATAGTTTTATTCGAGGTTCTTCAGTTAATTCTTTTTTATTTCTATTCATAATTGATCGTAAATAAATAGCCCTAGAGCTAGATACTTTATCTAATGCATTTTCCCAGGGAACTGTATTTTGTACAAGCAAACCATAATCTCTTCGCAGTTCACCATAAGTAAATGTCTGCCCTGGCATTGTTTGAAAGTTCATACCTTTAAATCCTCTCTGTACGCCTTGTCCTATTGTCATGTAATAATAAATTGCTTTTACATCATCTAAGGTAAGTTCTTTTTTTAATCTTAATTTGTTCCAAGAAGATACGGCATGGGAAAGTTTAGTGGAGATAGAGGGTTGATTACCTCTGGAAAAATAATGACCATATTGTTTAAGATCATGTTCTATCTGATCTAATAAATAATTAGTCCTTGCTAATATCATCCATTGACCTTTGTTAAAACTATCACTAGATAACCTATAAGCGTAGCTACGGGAAAAACCTTTATAATCTCTGGGCCTCCATGATTTAGGCTGCCGATGTTTAACTCTTGTAATTAATCTATCTGCTATTTCATGTGCTGATTTAGGAATACGATAAGATTGTTGCAATATTTCTTTTTCCCAATCATTAGAATTTATTAATCTAGTAGGATCTGCACCTGCCCAATCAAAGATAGCCTGATCATCATCTCCTGCTAAGTAGACCCGTGCTGCGGGAGCCATGATCTTATCTATTACTTTCCACTGTAAATTAGACATGTCTTGTGCTTCATCAACAATAACAACTTCTAAATTAGGAACATTACCCTCTTTACAAAAATCAGTTAATAAATCCGTAAAATCTCTGACTTCCATTGTCTTTTTAAACTCTATCAAAGACTTAGTTATGTACTCAGTTTTCTCGAAACCACCATCGATTTGTCCGTACTTCTTGTATTCTTGTTTTAAACTAGTTCCCCTAGCACGTGATATGTCATAGATTTGGAGATGTTCATTGTTATGGATTGACACACCAACCTCGTTGGCTGATGTCACGCTTACTAGGGGAACTTTTATGATGTCCGATAACTCGGCATAGTGTTTAGGTTTCATAATCTCATCTTGTGAGTAATTCATAGATTTAAATACAAACGAATGAATGGTTCGAAACCAAGGTAAATCTTTTTTATCAATTTTAAATTTTGCACAGGCTCTTTGCACAGCTTCTTGTGCTGCTTTACGAGTAAAGGCAAGGTAAGCAATCCTATCAGGTGGTACACCTCTACCTAATTCTTCTTCTACTATCTTTAATAATCTGGTTGTTTTACCTGTGCCTGGAGGACCAAAAATTATTTTTTTCATACTATTTTACAATCCCCTTCATCTGTAACGTAAAGAAACTTTACTCCTAAATCTTTTTGTATAGGGCTTTTAACTCTATAAATCATTCTCCCTCTATACTTTTTTGTTTTGACATCATGACTATATCTTTGAACTGATTTTACATCCAGTAAAACAATTTCTTTATCCTTCATAGCTATAAGATCGACCGGTCCATTCTTATAAATGTTATCAAAAACAATAAAACCTTGTTCTGCTAAGTGCAATATTGCCTTTTGATGACTCACATTACCTTTAAGATGTGTCTTTGGTGTAGGTGTCAAATTAAAGCATCCGATCCGTCATCCATATCAGGAACCGAGTAGCTTGTTTCGTGTGTCCTCTCATGTGGTACAGTCCATACAAATTCTGTTTTATTATTAATAGAAATACGATGATCACCACCTCTACGTTTTAGTCTAATATGTGCTGCCATTTCTGTAGTAGTCATACCTTTAAATTTTTTCTTTTCTTCTAAAAAGTTAATTAAGAATTCCATTTTAAAATAAGCTTTCATGACATTTGTCTTCTCATCTTTTTCATATAAAACATTTCCTAATTTAATTTGTTCACGACTATCTGCCGTGGGTGTTTCATCAAGGAAAGCATTTAATAAAGAATCAAAGCGACCTGCCTTTGTAATCTCTCTAGGCATTTCAATGACCTGTACTTTAGATAACAATTCATTTAACAATCTAATCCATTTCTTTTGTGGCATGGGTTCTGGAAAAGGAATAATATTTATTTCATCAATACATCTCTTTAAAAATAAACTTTGTGAATACAATTCGTCTGTATTTAATTCTATAGGTTTGCCATCAATATTCATAAACCATATAGATTGATCAGATTGGAATTTACGCAAGTCAGATAATTGAGAAGCGTAATCCTCACCAATACCAAATTTTCTAATACTACATTCTGTGGAATTACAATGATTACACATAGGAGGCACTTTGCATTTATATTGATAATCTTGTTTCTTATGCTGATTAATTGTCTTCATAACTTGGGCAGAACTCAAAGGTGGTTGCATGTGGTCACGATTAAATTCATCTACTTTTAAAGCCCATTCGTTTTCATTAGCCCATTTTCTTTTTGCATAAACTGTATATTGATAGAGTGCTTCATCTCTACCGCCTTCTGGTATACCTAAACTCATCATAGTTTGAATACAAGGAGGCCCGTCAGATATTTCTTGATTTTCTTTTTGTTTGATTGTTGCCTTTAGCTTTTTAAAGTCNTCTACTTTGACAACAACTTGATCATAATAATTAACAAAATCATTGACCTTGAGTGCATTACCATTGTTATCGTAAGCGTATCTTGTTGAATTTTCACCTGCAAAGTAGGGAAGATTTAAAAAATTACCTGTATCTCCACGATCTACTTTAATTTCAATTTGTTTTGGAAATATTTCACAAGAGGCATAACCCAGATTAGAAGCAAATTCCTGTAACTTTTTTCTCATTGTGACTGCAGGTATAAACTTTTCTACAAATAAAAATAAATGTGCCCCACCAGACTTACTTCTAAAAACCACTAAAGGGATTTTCTTGCTTTTAATGTCTTTAGCCATTTTCTTATGATCAAGAGGATATGTATCTACATCAATACACCCCCACTTACATTGACTGTCATCATTAATAGGAATTACACCTAGTGAGGCACCCTCTCCTTCTAAATGCTTCTTCCAAAGTAAATCAGTAATGGGTTCTTGAATAACTTTACCACTACCCTTTATTTTATTTTTGTCAGAAACCTCTCCCGAAGATATGAAGATCCCGTGTGCACGGTTTTGACCTTCGAATATTGTTTTAAATTTGTCTAGCATAAAGTTGAAGGGGCGGTAGAAAGGAGAGAAGAGAGGAAAACCCGCCCCTTACAAAATTTTATATCATATCAGTGTCATCAGTGGCAGTAGTTTCTCTGGCTTCTTCTGCCTCTGCTTTAACAACAACATCACCTGTCATTACTGATTGAGATAGCATTTTTGCGTCTTGCAATATTTGTGCTGTATCAACCTGTTGATCAATTGTGATCTCCCATAAACCCCATGCCATAGCGTCTTTTTTCTTCAATACACCTTTAATAGTGTAGATGAAGGCATACATAGGAGGATTGAAAGGACCTTTTTTACCCTGCAATACTTGTGATTTAATCATAGTATTCCATAACTTAGCTTTCTTAAAGTTTGTAGAATACAAAGATAATTGAGCAGGTTTCCAAAGATTTTTAGACTCTTCATAAAGAACAAAAAAGTTTCCGTCTGTTCTTATGTATTCGTCAGTCAATTCACCACCTTCAACAAGCATATCCTTAGATTCTACTTTTTTAGTTTTGGTTAGAATATCTGAGGAAGCATCGTGAGATCCTAAAAAACCTCCGCCTGCTTCGATACCCTTCCAATGAGTAAACTGCTTGACATAAGCACAAGGTATAACTCTTACACCCTCATCCTTAGACCAAACTTGCTTTGTTATACTATTGTATATATCTGCTTTTCTTACATCTTCAGGTGCGTCTTCTGCATTACCATGAAATAATTTTAGTCTTGGTATTTCTAAATCATTAGTGCTAATGTTTTGTGATCCGTCACCTTGGTTCTCTTCTAAGAAAGAACCTACATTTATCGTATCAACCTCAGTTGATTGTGCAGTCGCAACTGCTTTCTTTTTTGGTTTAGCTTTCGCCATATTACCTCCCTAACTTTGTATTTTAGCTTTTTTCCCTATAAAAATATTGAAAGTATCTTCGGGAACATTGATACCTTTTTTGACTAACTCTTTGACTGTACTTTTTAAGGTACTTGGATGTATAGATTCTTTATGTGTAACAGGTAGTCCTTCGTTAGAAAGCCTGTCTTTTAAAGCTATTGCATCGGAGTCTTGTGTTTTGTCAAACTGCACGGCTATCTCATTTTTAATAATAGCACCAAGGCCATTATCTCTTAACCAATTATATGCGTCTGGTTTTTTTGCTTCTGAAATATGTGCGTACACATTGTCGAGAATGGATATTTTTACTCCATTATCTAATTTGAGTTGATCGAGATTAAGTTGTTGCATAGCTTCTGGAATTATTTCTTCTGCTAATTTTCTTACTTGCTCTTTAACTTCCTTTAACTCATTTTCTTTTGCTTCAACTACACCCAACCATTTTACTAGACTTTTACACGAATTTGATAGACTATCGAGGTCTGCCTTATCTGTATGAAAATCCTTTAAATCATCTTCGAGTTGACCTAAAATGTCATCTTCCATATTGAAATCTCCTTTGAATTACAATATAATGGGATAATATGAAATTATCAAGTCAAAAAGAATATAAATTTAAAACTCTTCCTTACGATCATCAAAAAGACGCTATAAATAAAGCTTATAAGACCAATGCCTATGCTTTTTTTATGGAAATGGGTACAGGTAAATCTAAAGTTTGTATAGATGATATCTGTATTTCTTATGAAGAAGGTAATATTAATTGTGCCGTGATCGTTGCACCAAAAGGCGTGTACCGAAATTGGTCACAACTAGAATTATTAAAACATGTACCAGATCATGTAGATAAAGAAATAATTACTTGGTCTTCGGCTAACACAGCAAAGAATAAAAAACAATTAAGAAAGTTATTTGAGAATAATAAAAAGCTTAAATTCTTTGTAATTAATGTAGAAGCTTTTAGGACAAGAAAAGGATTAGACTTTACAAGAAAAGTTTTAGAGCATAATGAATGTGCTTTTGCTATTGATGAGTCTACAGTAATAAAAAATCCTCAAGCTTTACAAACAAAAAATATTTTATCTTTAAGAAAGTATTCTAAACAAAGAAGAATTTTATCAGGGCTGCCTGTCACTAAATCACCACTAGATCTTTTCTCACAATGTTATTTTTTAGATCCTGGTCTATTAGGTTTTGAAAGTTATTATGCTTTTAGATCTAGATATGCAGTTTTATTACAAAGAAATACTTCTTCACACAGCTTTCAAGAAATTGTTGATTATAAAAATTTAGAAGAACTAAATAAAAAATTAGAAACATTTTCTTCTCGTGTCTTAAAAAAAGATTGCCTTGATTTACCCGATAAAGTTTACACACCAAGATTAATTGATTTATCTAAAGAACAATCAAAAGCTTATGATGAGATGAAGCGAGAAGCTATGGCCATAATAGGAACAGATGTAATTAATGTGACTACAGTTTTATCTCAAATAACTAAACTACATCAAATAGTTTGTGGTTTTATTCTTAATCCACAAGGAGAAGCCATACCAATTGAAAATAATAGATACTCTGCTTTGTTAGATGTATTAGAAGAAGCAGGTGATCAGAAGGTAGTTATCTGGGCCAACTATAGATTCGATATTAAAAAGATTTTAAAAACAATAAGAGAGAAATATGGTTTCAAAAGTATTAAAGCTTTCTTTGGAGATACAAAAGATCAAGACAGACAAGATATTGTTACGGAGTTCCAAGAGCCAGGAAGCGAGTTGCGTTATATTATAGCTAATCCTCGTACAGCAGGTTATGGATTAACACTTACTGTATCTCACACAGTTGTTTACTTTAGTAATTCTTACGACCTAGAGATTAGAATACAATCCGAAGAAAGAGTCCACAGGATTGGACAAACAAAAAAGGTAACTTATATAGATTTATTAACACCTAAGACTGTAGATGAAAAAATTATTAAATCTCTTCGTAAGAAAATTAATATATCTAGCGAGGTATTAGGAGAGGATCTTAAGGATTGGATAGTATAACATATCTGGCTTGTATTTTTAGCATGACCTAAATTTAAATTTTCTTGTATAAGTTATGCATGGAAATCTTAAAAAAATTAACCAATTTTTTCACCTTGGAACCTAATAGCGATACAGCTATCAAACAATGGCTACAGACTGAGTATAAAAAGGATTGGCAAGGAGCTTATCATCAATTTAAACTTGATGGCACTTTACCTAATCACGTTAGAAGAACTCTTTAAACAGCTCCTATACCACCAAAGATGGGATCATTTTGACCAAACACAGCTTGTCCTCTAGCTGCAGTATTAGGTATAGTATTTTGCGTAACATTACCTGCCATATTTATCCCTGCTAAACTACTAGCATTAGAGGGACTAGGTATATTTAATTTAGAAATTTTGGGAGCAACACTAGGTCCTTCTTTGTCAAGACTAGAAGTTGTTTCTACATCTATTTCTCTTTTTTCAAATCCAAAAGGCACCTCTTGCTTCTCAATAGCTTCCATTTCGCCCTCGATTGTTGTACCTACAAGTCCATAAGCTTTTCCAAACAATCCTTTTAAAACACTAAGATCCTTAGGAGTTAGCTCACTTCCGTTGACCATTTTTAGTAATGCTTCAGCATTTTCTTTACTATAAAGAGCAGATGCTATTACTTTTTCTCTGGCTGAAGTGCTTAACTTTTGCATAAACCTCATACCTAATTCAGCACCTACAAACCTTGATGATGTTCTTCCAGATTGTACGGCAAACACACGAGATAAAATTTGAGGTATACCTGTGCCAAATATTTGTTCTGTTTTGTTTACTAATACAGAAGGCATTTTTTGAGGATATCCTGTTAAGTTCAGCCTTCTCATTGCCTCGGTTATATCTAATAATCTATTGTAACCACCTTTGTCACCAACGGCTTCATAATAAGCTTTTATAGCTGATTCATTATCAAATAAGAATTTTGACATACCTGAAGTATTGGGTTCACCCCCTTGATAAACAGGTTTCTCAGACTTAGAAGCTTGCACAAATTTATTAAATAATTTATTTTTAAAAGCTGATAATAAAATATTTTCGTTTTCACCTTTAATATTAGAAAAGGTTTTAACAANATCTTTCATAACTTCAGGATCTTTTAAAGCTTCTTTGATCATCTCATCAGAGTTTTTAAAGGTAAGTTTTGTCCCAAGTCCNCCATCAGCCAAGAAGGTGTCTAATTCAATAAATTCTGCAAACTTTTTTCTATCATTTAAAACCTTAATTCGATTAGCTGCNTTAACACCTAATTTAACTTGACTATCTAGGGAACTAGATATGGGAATATACTCATCTAACTTTGCAATTATTTCNGCATTATTCTTTNTNTAATTTTTAAGTTTATTNATATCTATTAATCCATCACTGTTTAGTATCTTTTTAAATAAGTCATCATAGAACGCATCCTCTAGACCTTTAGTGGCTGCTATATCTCCACTGAATACACCAAAAAATTCGTCTATTGATTGTGGATTTTTTAAGAAAGCTTTACCTACAGCCTCATCAGGAATTATGTACTGTCCTGTGCCATCTTGAGTAGTAATTTTTAATATTTGTCCTTTTTCATAAATGTTTGTGTAGTTCTGAGTTTTTTGTTTTAACCAGTCATCATATACTTGAACACCACCTAAATTATCATCAATTACTTTATCTATTTCTTTTAAAATAATTGATTGTCTTTTAATCAATTCAGAATTTTCACTGGGGTTTCTTAAGGCAACATTCATATCTCTCAAAACAGATTGTTTTAAATTAATAAGAGATTTGGTAGATACTTCTAAGGTTGGTTCTGTTATATCAACTTTTATTGCAGCTCCGGGCTGTCCTACACCTGGATTACTACCGTCTGAAATATCTCTACCCATAAAAGACTTGCCAGGAGTATTAATTCCTGCAATGACATTACCCTTATTATCAAATTTAATAACTTCAGGATAAGTAAACTTAATTTCACCTACGTCATATCTTGGTGCAATAGCTTTATCACCAGATTCCACATCTTTAGTTAACCTAGTGTTAAGTCCGTTAATTTTTGAATTTAATTCTTTTTCAACCTTATACATGGTTTCCATGTATTTTTTATAACTTTCAGTTGTAGGTGACTCTAAATAACTGTCGTATGCTTTTGTTATTTGTCTTTCTGCACTATTAATTATAGGTACAAAGTCATTACCTAAATCTCTTATTTGATAAAACTGATCAGGTATATCAACATCTCTATCAAAGTCTGTTTTCTTTACTTTTGTTATAACCGTGTCTTTAAAATCTGATATGTCAAAAGATTGACCACCAAAAGAATCATCTACTAATTGTATTAATTTATTATCAAACAAATCCAATTGTTCTTGTTTTTGTAATTCATATTTGGTTCTAATATCTGCACCTGATTCAGATACGTTTTGTCCTGTCTTAATCGTGGCACCTGGAGTCAATATATTTTGTTGACTTGCTAATTGATCATCAATTTGTTCATCAACTACACCACCCGCTCTGTTGTTAGTATTAAAATAACTATTAAAATTACCTACTTTTTGTTCGACAGCTACAATTTTTGAAACCCCACTATCATCAGTCACTGTGGTGTAAACAAATTGTTTATCTGGAAACTCTCTTTGTATTGCATCATTAACAATTTTATAATTTGAAAGAGCTAAATCTTTGATTACCTTACTTACTTCTTCTTTTTTTTTGCCTCTTCCACCAAAGTTAGAAAGAGTAAAACCACTATTAATAAGATCACCTTCAATTTTTGTTTGAGTTTGGACTAAATTAGGATTTTCTAGAGCTTGAGCCAAAGTAAAATCTAAACTTGGTTGACCTTCTGCTCTAAGATCAAGTTCCTTTTGTACTATAATTTGATTACCATCAGGTCCTTCTTCTACTGTTTGAACAACTACTTTGTTTAAATTATTTTCTATTTCTAAGGCTCTTTCTCTATTAGCTATCTCCTCAGGATTAATCTG